TTTCTGCGTGATCAGCTGGAAAGCGTTGTTGCATACGGGGATACGCGAATTGTAATCGCTTTCCATCTCCGGATATTGCGGATCGAAGTGCGGGATGTAGCGTTTATGCTGCATCAGGTTTTCCATATAGGCGTGAACTTCGGTACCAAGGGCACAGGAATAGTCCCCGGCGCGTTTCCACTTGGCCCTCAATTCTTCCGGGGAGCATCCGGCCTTTGCGGCGGACTTCTTTGCAATTTCGTCCCAGTCCTGAGGCGGGGAGAAATTGTGGACCCAGGTAGTGACCGAGGTGAAGTTCGTCCCCAACGAGTCCGTATATTTATGCGGAACGGGGTCGAAGTGGATGTCGCGGAATTTCCAAAGTTCTAAATCTACCATTTGAGCTACCCATACGTTAAAGACGAGGGATTCCCTAACTTACAGCGGACAACCCCGCTGATGGTTTCGGGCATTCTCGGTTTTGAAGCCGAGCATTTTTAAGGACTTCGGTAGGTTCTCTTCCTAGTGTCCGTTTAACTCCAAGATACAGGATGTTACGTGCAGCGTTTACATCCCTGTCGTGCTGGGCATTGCATACGGGGCAAGTCCAATATTTCACACCTAATACAACTTGAAGGTTGATGTGACCGCAATGATGGCACATCTTGGATGTATTATTCGCAGGGACTTTCACAAGGTTCGTCTTGTAGGCTAGATATTGTCTTAACACTCCGAACCCTTGGTCCCCAACCGTTTTACCATGTTCTAATTCGGATGACATCTTGCTTAAATTGATGTCCTCCACGAACACATACTGGTATTTATTGGCTAGTTCACGGCTTACCTTGTGTAGCCAGTCCTTCCGTTGGTTGGCTACCCTCTCGTGCAGCCGTGCAACCTTGGCCTTGGCTTTAAGGTATCGGTGGGATTGGGTTTCATTGCCCATGACGAACCTGCGAAATTGAACTTGCTGATATTTCTCCAACTGACTTTCCTTACGCTTCAAGAACCGCGGGCACTTGATTTTCGTGCCATCGCTCAAAGTGAGGAAACTATTGGAGTTACAGTTCCAATCAATGCCTACGGCTTTTCCGTTCTGTATCTTCTGTTCTTCTTTCGTCTCTACACAAATCTTGACATACCATTTCCCGCTTGGAGAACGCTTAAACGTAATATTCTTCCACTTTCCTTCGCAGAACCTACAGTGCGAGGCTATCTTGATGTAGCCGATCCTACGGGTTACGAACAGTCCGTTCGCGTTGATACGGGCGGCGTTCCCCCGCACCGCATAGCGAAACGATGCTTTGGGGTTCTTCTTGCTCTTGAATGAAGGGGGCTGTACGGGCTTGCCCTTACGGACTCCCTTGATTGACGCAAAAAAGTTCGTGTAGGCTCCACGTACGTCTGACCAAACCTGGCCTAACGGCATAGAGTCCACTTCCTTAATCCACTCCAACGCTTCGGGCTTAAACTTCGTGAACGTGGGCTTGTAGCCTTCAACGGGCATAGAGTGGTCCTTATTCTTGTTCTCCACTACAAGGTTATAATACAGGCGACAGAGACCCAGTGTCTTATTGAAGACAGACAGCTGGTCTGCTGTTGGGTATATCCTGTATTCGTATGCCTTGTTCATAAGTTTATGGAATTTGAGTGTATGCACTAAATATATATAATGCTTATAAAGCGTGCAAGTATTTTTGAAACTTTTTATAATGTGGCGGGAGCAGGCCGTAAAGAATTCAAAGTCATATAGGGAGGCGAATGCCATCTACGGCGGCCTTGCCGGATGCGGACTGTCCGCCAACGCCTATTACGCGGAACTACGCCGCCTTGGATTGAGCAACCCGGTTCGGCGCCGGAAAAAACAATAGGACGGCGGTGCCCCAGGGAGACACCCCAATCTTATGGACGGACAAGGAATAGCGCCTGCCCATGTGGCGCCAAAACTTCTCGGCCGTCTTATCCCAGCACCACAGGTAAAACGTGGAACCATACAGGTCCATAAAGCGGGACAGCAATACATGCCCCATTCCGCTTGTCCCCTGCGCCGTATCGAAGTCCCCGATGTGCCAAATAGGGCCGACCTTGTACGTTTCATTCCGTTCCTCGAACCAATATGTCATAGCGCCTTTCAACTTCCCCTTGACGGAAAGTATCATAAATTCGCACGCATAATGGTTCTGTTCGAAGGACTGTTTGAACAGGACGGACTTAAAGGCATGAAGGCCGCCGAGGCGGCGTATCCTCTTTAAGGCGCTGTCCCACGATGTGGTATGCCATTCATCAAAACGGATCTTACTGGCGGTTGCGGACTTCGTCGCAGATGTGCTTGTCGATTTCAAGCCAATTCTCCTCGCCGGGCGCAAAGCACCCATTCGTTGCCGCGTTCGCAGAAAAGCCCAGCGCGTGCTCATTTCCCATCTCGGCCCAGCACCCGCCATCCTCGGACACTTCCGCTTCAATGACAAGAGGCACAGCAATCCATTTGAAGTTGTGCATCACCTTCACAACACCGTTCTTGTAAAGAATGTCCTCCACAAGTTCCTGCTCCTCCGTCTTGACCAGGAGGACAATAGCATCGTGAATCTGTCCGATAATGCGGCTCTTCAGTCCCAGCCTTTCAAAGTCCGCCACATCGTCCCCGAGCGCCTGCAAGAGGGTGTGGAAACCGGAGCCTTGAATGCAGCGGTTGGCGCATTCGGTAAAGGACATCGGGCCATAGCAACGGCAACCCATATATCCTTCGACATAGCCGTTCTTTTGATAGCGCTGCCATTCCGCATTGCGCCATTCGTTGTAAACCTTGAAGCGCTCGTTCCAGAAGATCGAGTCCGCCTGCTTGACGTGTTCAAGGAACGCCTCGAAGGTGGAAATGCCGTGCTGTCTCAAATTCTCGTGGGCGGTTTCCGGCATCTTCTTCCACATGCGCTCCGCACAATGCTTATAGCTGGCGCCGTAGAAGGAACTGAACACATAGCCCATCTTGATGGACTGGCGCTCCAGCTTTGTCACATCTTCCGGCTTGCGCATATACATGTCCGCAGCGGTGTCGCGGTGCATGTCGGAGGTGGGGTCCTGCAAGTATTTAAGCATACTCGGGTCGTGATGATAGCTCGCGGACACCATCACTTCCAGGGACTTGTAGTCCGCTTCCATATACTTATAGCCCGGCGGGGCGATGAACAAGGAGCGCAACATATGCTTCATCACCTTGTCGCGCTTCGGAATGTTCTGGAAGTTAGGCGAATCTGCGCTGGAACGATAGGTGACCGGACCGCCGGATTCGCTTCCGGCACCGGTGGACAAGTTGAAGAACGGGCGAATAAGATAGCTTTGGGTAGGCTCATCCCACTGCGCCTCGCGGGCATAGCCCTTAATAAAGGTCTTCCCGATCTTCGCATATTTGCGCATCGTCAAAATGTTTTCGGCGAGCGGGGTGTTAAGCCCTTCAAGGAACTCGGCGTCGGTCGAAATGCTGTCCGCGTCCTTTTCCTTAATGTCCCCGGTAAGAAGGAACAATCGTTTCAAATCCGCGGGCGAGTTGGGATTGAGGATTGTCGCATATTTTTGCTTGAAGTTTTCCGCCTCGGGGGAATGGAGGACTGCGGTGAGCGCTTCCTGGCGCTTCGCCTCCGCTTCCGCCTTCGCCTTCTCGACGAGGTTAAAATCCATCGGAAGGCCGCCGCTCTGAACCTTTGAAAGCGTGACCATCCCGCGCAAGAAGAAATCGAAGAACTCCTTTTCCTTGCCCACCATCTGGCTCTTTTGAATGTCGCGGAGCATTAAGGTATACAACGAATCCTGGCCGCAATAGTTCGCAATTTGATTCCAGGGGACGCGCGTTCCCCCGGCAAGGCGATTCAACGAATAGCAGGACTCGCTGTCCTCGCCCGGCATAGTCTGCGTCAAATAGGGGTCGGCGGCGGTATCATACCCAATAATGCCCAGTTCCGTGTAGGTGTGGAATTTCAATCCCACCTTCTGGTTGTTGTTGAGGACATGGGCGCCGATGCAGGTGTCCCAGTCCCAATTCGTAGGCCAATCGGTGATGGTGCCGCCGAGGCCTGCCTTGAAATGTGTCCAGCAGGTTTCAAAGTCCGCCTTATGGGCAACGAGGCCTACGGGGCTCCCGGGACGATAAAGTTCGTGCCACGCGTCAATCAGTTCGCGGCAATTCTCATCCCACTTGAATCCAATGGCCCTATATTTGCCATTTGCCTTCCACGCAAGGGATCCGGCGACAATTTGCTGCTCCTTGCGGTGCGGCTTGATTCCGGTGGTTTCATAGTCTATCGCCATCGGCGGGCGGAGATCATATTGAAGGGACTCGGCTATCGCCTCGCGTATCCAGGTCGCCGCAACCTGCGGGTCAACCGTTGTCCTCAAATCATTGGGAATTACGGGGAAAGGCTTATTGACCAAATCAATGGCACTGGTAATATGGGCGGCGCGTTGCTTGTCGTATGCATTGTCCTCCTCGGCCTTGCGGCGGAAACCGGACATGAACGGGCAGCCCCACGTCGGACAAATCCACGCGCTATAAAATCTATCCGGTATTTGTTTTCCGAAGAAGTCGTCCGCCTTTGTATTGGAAATGCGCCCGGAAAGCCTCGGTCCGAGAATCGCCCATGTGGCAACGATGCCTACGGGGACAATCACCTTCGGACGATACCGCATAATAATTTCTTGAAGCCTTGCGGATCCGGCGCCGGACGTTTTGGAGTCCACCTTTGTCCCGGAGGTGCGCCAGGGGATAGCGTTGGTGAAACCGAACTGGTCAAACACATCGCACGCATCCATTCCCATATCGCGGAAGATTTCCCACAATTTCGCAAAGCGAGGGGACTGGAGCGGTTTCATGGGGTCTTCGTGATAGGCGGGACCTGCCGCCTGCTTCTCCCAAGGTTTAGGCAAGTTGACCGCGTATTTTTCGATAAGGGGGTAGTCGCCAATAAATAATACCCCGCTATTCATACTGCCAACGATTCCGGGGTCCGGTGCGCCGATTGCTTCAGGTGGAAGTTGTACTGCCTTTTTCTTTTCTTGCTTTTCCGGCGCCACGCCTAAATTAAAAAAACCCATTGCGTATAGTCCTTTATAAAAATGCGATGCCTTAATATACGGTTGGAAAGGGTGAGCGCATTTCGTATAATATGAATACCCAAACACAAACAGCTACGGCAATTATTTATTAGGGTATACATATGACTAAAAAATTCGACTTGGACCGGCCCGAAATGTCCGAAGGCCCGGTCAACATCAATCCGGACCACTTCAAGGTCATCGACCTGGCGGATGACATCCGCAAACAGTCCTCCTGGCTCCAGTATTACGGAAAGCTCGCAATCAATGCGAAAAGGGAGGCCGCTCAAGCAAAACTGCGCCTGAAGCAGGCAACGAGCGAGAAGGATCTTGCCATAAGGGCAAAAGCCACAAACGACAAAATAAAAATTACGGAAAACCAGATTAAGTCTATGCTTGGCGTAGATGAGGAACTCATTGCTTTGGAAAATGAGCTCATTGATGCCGAGGCTACCGCTGGTCTTCTGGACAATGCCCGCTGGGCAATGGACTGCAAGAAATCAATGATTGATGATGCCGTGCGCCTCGAAATTTCGGGGGGCTTTAACGGTAGCATTGAAGGGGCTATCGCCGATGGTGTGCGCCTCTCCATCAAAAACAAGAACCTAAGAAATCAAAACGCATAAAACAATCAACAAAAAGGAAAATCGATTATGCCTTACAATCCGCAAACGATGAACATAAATGACGCGCAGGCCAGCGCCCAGGCCTCTAAGGACAGCTTCGGCACGTCCGGTCCGCAGATCCTCGATGTCCCGCAGGGCACCAAGTACTTCGCAATGAAGAAGGAAATGATCGGACAGGACGTTTACCTCAACATCATTCCTTGGGGAATTGAATCCGAAAAGCACATGGGTGTCCATAACGGCACACGTCAGATCGGCCAGGGCGAGTTCCTGGTTGAAATGTGGACCCACCGCGTCGAAGGCATCACGCAGGGCACGACCCTCTGTCTTCAGCGCATGTACGGCTCCAAGTGCCCCTACTGCGAAGCCTCCCGCAATGCGGGTAACGGAGAACCCAAGGCTTCCCACCGTCTCGCCCTTTGGGTGCAGCAGGTTGATGTCCACGGCAATCCGATTGGCGGAGATCCGACCCCGAAGCTCTTCATTACCAGCTACGCCACGTTTGGCAAGGCACTTCTTGATGCCGCCGATGTGAAGGGCCGTCGCCTTGGTTTGAAGGGTCCGATTCAGTTTGCTCTCACGGACACCAACGGCAAGATCGTTGCCTTCCGTGTGGACTCCAAGTCTATGGGCAATGGCATCACCTTCTGCGAGGCCACCAACTTTGAATTCCTGCCTCGCCAGTACGCGATTCCGCAGTCCATCCTTGACACCATTCCGGGTCTGGACAAGTTCCTCCACATCCCGACGGACAAGGAAATTTCCGAAGCCCTTTACGGCTCTTCCGCACTTCCGGCTGAAAGCGCCGTCCCGGCCGCCGCTCAGCCTGCCTATCAGGCTCCGGCTCAGGCGCAGCCTACCTATCAGGCTCCGGCGCAGGGAAATCCGTATGGTGCCCCGGCCGCCGCTGCTCCCGCACAGGGTAATCCGTATGGCACTCCCGCCGCTGCCCCTGCTGCCGCTCCGGTCGGTGGAATGCCGCCTGCTGCCCCGCACGCAGCCCCGCTCAATCCGGGCGCTCCCGCACCGCAGGATCAGGGCTATCAGCAGGCTACCGGCTATCCGGAACCGACGTTCTAACCTTTCGGTAACGGGCGAGGCTGTCCGCTTTTGGGCGGCCTTGCCTTTTTTATCTTTTTCCCCTTATCAAAATGAATGAATCACTAAAACAACTAAGGAATTTTTTTATGGCTAAAGAAACCGTAAAGAAGACTCCCTACATGAGTATGGGGTCCGACCTCTTCAACCTTCTCGTTGGCGGGGACAAAGGCGTGATGGGCCTGCCTTATGGCGCAATCCTCAATCTTGCAGGCGATAAGTCGTCTGGCAAATCCTTCTTGAAAAACGAAATCATCGCCGCGAACTACCACGCAAATGGCGGGGACCCGGACAAGTTCGCCTGGTTCTCCGATGACTGTGAAAGCGGCGACACCTTCAACACCGAAGGCCTTTACAATGTGAACATTCGCCCGATTGACGCGGATGGCTACCTCCGTATTGGCAGCAAGAAAGTCCAGGACTCCGCCACGGTAGAAGATATGGACGCCCACGTTTCCCTTTTCCTTGAACACTTGGACAAGCTCGGCAACGACGCCGTCGGCATCTATGCGATCGACTCCCTCGATGGCTTGAGCGACGCGGCGAAGGAAGCAATGGAAGGCGCCCGCCTCGGACAGCTCAAGACCGGAAACGAGGTGAAGGACAAGGGGGACTACGGAATGCAGATTCCCAAATTCCTCAGCCAAAACTTCTTCCGCCCCAAGCACAAGAAACTTGAAGATGCCCACTGCTCGCTGGTCATTGTGTCCCAGATCCGCGACAAGATCGATTCTATGGGCTACGGACAGAAGTGGGAAGTGTCCTGTGGCAAGGCGCTTGAATTCTACTGCCACACCCGCATCTTCCTTCAAACGATTGCGAAGCTCGGCGTGGACGGCAACCCGGTGAAGCCCGGCGAACTTGTAACGGGAGCCTATGTCAAGGCTACCTCCTTCAAGTCCAAGACCCCGCGTCCTTATCGCACCATCTATTACACCGTCTACTTCAACTACGGCATTGACAATATCGGCAGCAACCTCGACTTCCTCTACGACCTCCGCGAGAAGGACGGGAAGCTCACCGCAGACGCCAACGCCATCAAGTGGGAAGCAGGCCATGAACTTAACAAGGACACTCTTCCGAAGTGGCTTGCGGACAACGGACTGATGGACGAGGTCAAGAAGGCCAACAAGGCCAAGGGCGGCAGTTATCAAATCTCGATGAAATTCCAACAGGAGTGGCTCGCGGAACGCTTCAAGACCGATCCGGCGCTTCAGGAAAAATACATCGCGTATTTTGGCCGAGAGTACACGCGTGAGCAGCTTATCCGCATGTGCGAGGCGGACCCCAACATGAATGCGGAACTTACCCGCCGCGTCATTGCCAAATGGGAAGCCCGCGAAGATTCCATCCCGGTGCGCCCGAGCAAGTACGGTCCCCGCCCCGAACCGGTACCGCTGGTCGCCGCTCCGGCTGCCGATGGGGAATCGTGGCAGGCGGTCAACGAGGAGCCCGCGGAAACGCCTGATTCCGGCGCATAACAGCGCTTATAACAGCCTATAATTATAAAGGTGCCCAAATACGTGGCGCCTTTTCTTTTTGCCTTAAATCGCTGTTTTT